GATGGGAAATATTTTGAAGAATTAAACAAAATAGCATATGACTTTAAATTATACAAGAAATTTGGAGAAGATAGTGCTCGTTCATTCTGTACAAACAATTTCGCAGCGTTTGTAGCAGAAGAAGAAACATATGGTATGAAGTCATATAACGGACATGCTCACAAGGATAAAGACAAATACAATGGTTTAACTAACTTTGGTATATTATTAGAAGCACGTGGTATTGAAGACCCATTCAAATTCAGTACACAATTAGTGAATTTTTTCCAACACCATGGCAAAGCAGTATATTATTCTCCATCTGACCGTGAACCATCATTAACAGATCAAGGTAATAAGGTTCCTGGAAATAAAATATCGTTAGGTAAATTTAAAGAAGGTTTTGGTAAGTATGCTGATTACATATTAGAATTCATAGATGATTTGAACACAACATTTGGTATAAACGACGATTACATATTCTATTGTCCTGAAGTTAAATTCTTAACTAATGAAATAGCATTAGATAAAAACAATTTATCTTTACCACAATATCCTAATGTTCACTTACAAGGAGACGCCGCTGGAGCTAGAGGAATTTATATATCAGCATTACATGGATTAATGGTTGCTGATTCTATTCTTCGAGAAGTGAATAAATAAATTCCTCTCATATATTTATACGTGAATAAAACACGTATATTATGGATTATAAAAGAATTAGTAATAGCAATAAAGGTAAAACAGCTGGTGGCCATTCTCGAGGAAAACATATAATTCAATATGACTTAAAAGGTAATTACATAAAAGAATGGCCTAGTATAAGACAAGCTGGAATAGAAATTAAAAATACAAGTGGGAAACCATAAGAAAATGTCTTATAGGTTTACAAGAAACAGCATATGGGTATAAATGGAAATATAAATAACATATTTATTACAAAACTAATCATGTATCAAGATCCTAACGAAGAATACCCAGATTTTATAGAAAATTTCTGAATAAGTTTGGTAAACCAAGACAAATTCACTACATTTATATAAATAAAACACATGCAAACAAAACGCTTAAAACAAACTGATGGTACTATTGTACATTACGTCGTAATTGATGGTAAAACATTAACCCATAATTATGATGGTCCTGCTTTAATACCACAAGGTAACAAACGTTTGGCTGAATATTATGTTTGGGGTGTTAAGAAAACTAAGGAACAGTGGGAAAATATTAAGAAAGATGGTGAAGGAATTCCATTTTATAAATCATCAGTAGGTAAATCATCAGGAACAAGAGTATAAATTATGCGTATAGGATTAACAGGAACAATGTCAGTAGGTAAAAGTACACTGGCAAAAGCATTAGGAGAAATAGAAGAATTTAGTACACATTCAGTACAAACTGAACGTAGTAAGTATTTACGTGATCAAGGTATAGCATTAAATACAGATTCAACATTAAAAGGACAAGTTGTATTTGCTGCTGAACGTTCTATTGAGTTAATGGAAGAAAATATAATCACAGATCGTACAATATATGATGTATGTGCATTTACATTGAGTGCTAAGTCTATTGAGTGGAATACTAAGGAAAAATTCGTTAACTTAATGATGCAATTACGTAATGAATATGACGCTGTAATTTATGTATCACCTGAGGGTGTAGAAATTGAAGATAATCAAGTAAGAACAATAGATCCAGTTTATAGGGAAAAGATAGATTTGGTTATAAAGGAGATGTTAAATGAATACCCTCCTAAACGATTAATTGAAGTTAGTGGTTCTAATGAAGAACGTATTAATCAAATTAAAGAGGTATTATTTCCATAATATTTATTAATATGAAGAAGGCAGAATTAAGACAGCTTATTAGAGAAGAAATTCAAAAAAATGTAATTCCTAAAAAGTTATACCATTTTACTTTGCCTAAATATCTTGTAAATATTTTAGATACTGATATTTTTAATAAAATAAATTTCGTTTCTTAAATACTATATAATATTTATATCAAAAACACAATAATGAAAAAATCCCAATTAAGATATATTATTCGCGAAATGATTGTAAGTGAACTAACAATGGTTGGTCCACAAACTCCTTCCGATGAAGTAGCAAACATCGCTAAAAGTGAACGTACTAGTCCTAATACAGTAAAAGACGCTATAAAACAAGCTAAACAAACACAAACATCAGTAGGTGTAGCTGAATCTATAATTAAAGAAATGGCTACCTTTTATAAAGTTAAAGATAAAGAAGGTTTTAAAAAAGCATTAAAAAAATATAAAGAACTTAAAGGTGATAAATATGATAAAAATGCTTTAGGTCAACTATTAGTAGCTTTAGATAAAGAAGGTGAAGTAAATATTAAAGATTTAGCTAAGGAAAAAGGTAAAGACACCGCAACTTGGAACAACCCAACAACACGTGCTTCTTTAGAAAAAGACGGTGGTGAATTTACAGATTATATTGGAACTGATAAAGGTGAAAAGGAAACATCTAAGAAAAAAGAAGAACCTAAAAAGAAAGAAACACCTAAGAAAAAGGAAGCACCTAAATCTAAGTCTAAAAAACAAAAGGATGAAGATGAGGATGAAGAAGTTGAAGACAATTGGAGTAAATCAAATGATGATGATGAAACAGAAGATGAAGAAAAAATTGATAAAAAAGCTCAAGCAGCTGCCAAAAAAGGTGGAAGTAATGTAACTAAACTTCAACGCGTTACTACTCAATTAAAGGATTTAGAAAAAGAAATGAAAGAATTAGCTGGAAAATGGAAAAGTTCTGAAGGTACTGAAAAAGAAAAATTCCTAAACCAACTTAAAGAAAAAACTAAAGTTAAAAAAGAACTAGAAAAAGAACAAGATAAACTAACAGATTTAATAGGATAAGAATAGATATTAACTTTAGTTAAACCCGGCTTAGGCCGGGTTTTTATATCCTTATATAATATTTATAGTCATATAAACATATGAACCAAGATATAAAAAATATAATAAAAGAAGAATATATAAAGTGCGCAGCCTCACCTGAACATTTTATTAGAAAATACACATTCATCCAACATCCACAGCGAGGACGCGTTATATTTAATTTATATCCATTCCAAGGTAAAGTATTAACATTATGGAAAGATAACCCATATTCAATAGTACTTAAATCTAGACAGTTAGGTATATCAACATTGGCTGCTGGATACTCATTATGGTTAATGTTATTTCATAAAGATAAAAACGTCTTATGTTTATCTAAAACACAGGAAACAGCCCGCAATATGGTTACTAAGGTTAAGTTCATGTATGATAACTTACCGTCGTGGTTGAAAGTAACTGCTGAAGAAAACAATAAGTTATCTATACGGCTAGCTAACGGATCCCAAATCAAAGCCAAATCGTCAAATAGCGACGCAGCACGTTCAGAAGCTGTGTCTCTACTTATAGTAGACGAGGCTGCGTTCATAGAAAATATTGAAGAAACATGGGCATCTGCACAACAAACTCTTGCAACAGGCGGTGGTGCTATAGTATTATCCACACCATACGGAACGGGAAACTGGTTTCACCAAACATGGATTGCAGCCGAAAACGCAGATAATGATTTCTTACCTATTAAGTTACCATGGTTTGTACACCCTGAACGTGATGATGCTTGGAGAAAAAAACAAGACGAACTCTTAGGTGACCCAAGATTAGCGGCACAAGAATGTGACTGTAACTTTAATACATCTGGTGATGTAGTATTCTATAGTGAATGGGTAGAATTCATATCCACAACTACAATACAAGATCCAGTTGAACGCAGGGGGGCTGACCAAAATTACTGGGTATGGGAACAACCAGATTATCAAAGAGATTATATGCTAGTGGCGGACGTAGCGAGAGGAGATGGTAGGGACTTTTCAGCATTTCATGTCATAGACATTGCTACTAATACACAGGTAGCTGAATATAAAGGCCAATTGCCACCTAAAGAATTTGGATATTTTTTAGTGGGTGTAGCTACAGAATACAACCAAGCATTACTTGTTGTAGAAAACGCTAATATAGGATGGGCCACAATAGACGCTATTTTAGAACGAGGGTATCCAAACATGTATTATTCACCTAAAGCAGACACCTTAACTGTTGAGTCATATTTTAATAAGTATGAAAACAGTGATAATGTGACTCCAGGATTTACTATGTCTCTTAGAACACGACCGCTAGTGATAAACAAACTTAGAGAGTATATCGGAGATAGATCAGTTACAATAAAATCTAAACGCTTATTAGAAGAAATGAAGGTATTTGTATGGAAAAATGGCCGAGCAGAAGCACAATCAGGATATAATGATGACTTAATAATGTCGTTCGGCATGGGGATGTATTTACGAGATACGTCACTGAAATTCAGACAACAGAGTCATGACCTTACCAGAGCAGCATTAGGTGGAATAAGCAAACCAAGTACAACCCAAGGTGTATATTTCGCTACAGGTCGTGATAATCCATATC